TTTTACAGAAGATGTCCAAGGATAGTTGTAACTTGAAACGTATTTTTGTGTAAAATAATTAGTAGTTGCTTGAATATAGCTGCCACTAAGCTCTCCAGTAAATTGTTGAATATTGTTGGTAGAATTCATGTAAACAACTCCAGGAGAATTTGATAAAGCCTTTGAAGATGTACCGTTGTATTGCACAGGAACTGCGGCTAGATAAGCAGTAGATCCTACTATCATTCCACCATTAGATCCTGTAACCGTTACTAATACCAATTCCGCATTGTGAGAACTTGTTGTATAAGTAGGTTCGTGCCTTGGATACTTATTTCTCTCAAGCATGTGAGATTTAATCACAATACCTGTATCAGCACTAACTCTTGCAGGCACAAAGTCTCTCAACATTTTAAATAGAGAGTTGTTGTAGTACTTTATGCTTCTAATAAAATCCCAAACATTATTTCTATTAATAAAGTTCGCATTGAAAAATTGCGTCTCTAAAGCAACTAACGGATTATATGAACTCGAATACTGTAAATTAGGTGCACCAATCTGCTGCATAATATTAAAGTATCCAGGTTGGGCTGAGGATGTTACTAATCCTGAAGAAGTAATTGCAGCGTTAATGGAGTCGGCTGGTGAAAAACCAACTTCGACGTCTATCGAACTCTTATCGTAATTGTCGTTAAAGTATTGTAAGGTTACATTTGGAGATAATAAGCTAGCAGATATTTGCTGTACACTACCGGTAATGATTTTACTATTTGCTATTTCTTGAATACCAGGTGTACTATAAATGTTATAACCACCATACTCATGTACTGTAAGAACGTCATCTGGAATACCATACGCTGTTACCAATGCTTGTAAACCTCTGTTAGTACCTCTAGTTTTAAGTAGATAGGGTAAGTTGTGATAAATACGTTTGTAAATTTCTGCTGTGATTTCTGATGCTGGTAAAGTTGCAAAGCTTTGTGTCACATTTGCAGATCCTGTTATAAAAGTAGTGACGAAACGACTTATTAACTCCTCTCCAAATGGAGGTAGCGATAAAGAAGCCGTTAAATAAGGTTGTCCTGCTAAAGGATAAAAACTACTACTATTATATACTATGGTTGAATATAGACTAGAAGTTACAGGTAAAGAAGATCCTGTTTGATTTATACCTAAAGTAGAGTAGTAGATATTATCTGAAATACTAGTGTTAGTATATAGTTGAATACCGAAGCTTCTTAGTGCATCTGCTACTAATTGCTTTGAGATACCTACGTCTGGACTACTATTTGCAACGTAGTGGTTTGTTACATCTTTCAAATAAATCCAAATGTTATCAAACATTTGACCTATCATATTTAAAAATAAAATATAAGGTTGGTTACTTGAATCATCTAGAATATAAGAAGGAGTTGCGTGTATTAATGAATCTTGATTTAAATCATCATAGTATGAAGATGAATAAAACATACTCATCGTAGTTGTACCGTTTGGTATTGTATTTAAATTACCTAACCAATTCACAACTTGAGGCGATGTTGCTGAATAGAGGTTGTATGGAATAGTATTATTTGTCTTTGGCCAAGCAGTTGATTCTGATGTAAAATACAGGTAATATTCATAACCATCAAAGTTTGTTATTGTATTATCTATCTGCTGTTGTAACAGTAAAGCTGCTGTTGTAGTTTGACCCGCATTAATTGCAGCCGATGCTGATTCTATTTGTTGTATTTTATAGAAAAAATTATACAACCTATTAGTGGCAGATGAAAAATGTATAAAGTTATTAAAGTCACTATAATCAACATTAATATCGATGCCTTGTTCTTGCATCATTGATTGTAATTGCTGATAGGACGAAGTTAAAGAGGTTGCTAGTAAAGTAGTGTAATTATATAAAGGAGTTGTTTGACTAACTTTATCTTTTACTTTTACTTTAAAATTAGGTCCTCTTAAAGAATTTGAATCTTTTGGGGCTTCTGCTGTGACATTAATACTTACGCTATATTCTGCAGAATCTGCTACTTCAGTTGTAACCCAAAAAGTAGATTTTAGATTAATATCTAATGGCAGTGGTTCATATAACTTAAATAAAATATATCCAATTCCATCAGGGGCATCTATATAAGCTGCGTTAATTGCTATTAATTGAACATCGTCACCAAAGTTTAAATAAAAATCGGGGTAATAAGGATCGGCTGCTAGTTGGCTATTGAAAGTACTGAAAATAGCAGCTAATTCTGTGTTGGAAAGATTTTGTCTAGCAACTCTTATTTCAGTTCTAGATGTAGATATTTCTTTAATCCAAAAATTAGTATTAGGATCTGGTCCACTAGCTAATTGCTTTCGAAGAAAATTATACTTAACATTAACATTACCTCTGTCATAACCGGCACTTCTAGCATCAGCTTCTGGATCTAGATAGAGTTGAGTTGTTGTGCCTGTTACAGGATCTACAGGGCTATTGTTTAATTGATACTGAGTTGCATAATAATTAGCACTGAGAACAGCACCATTTATATCCTTGATAAAATATTCAATGTAATCATCAGGAGTTCCAAAAGACACGTTAATCGTGCTTTTGTTTATTAATGCCAAATCTGAGGGTGAGTAATTCTGATACTGGTCATTAGATCCTATATATTGTATATTTACTATTTCCATTAAACTATATTAGAGAGGCTTAAATATTGTTGATTTGCTTGCAATAATTGCTCTCTTAAAGAGTTAATTTCTGCAATATATGCTTGTTCGTTTGCCGTTAAAACACCACCACCAACATACTCTGTGCTTCTTTGTATTAGGTAGGTATGTGAGTTTACCTCGCCTGTAGCTGGTATTTGAAAAAATAAAGTATTATAAGCATCAAAAAATTGCTCAACAGTCAAAGTCTGTGTAGGAGTGACTACGGCTTGCGGTTTATATAACTCTTTAAAAGATGTATCTACAACTGTAGTATAAGTGTTACGTCCGTAAACTTCTTTAGTTAATTTAAGTTCTTTTGACATTATTGTACTACTTTAAATATTAAATTCTGTCCTGTGTAAGTTACAACCTCAGGTGGACCATACATACTAGAGCTTATTGTAGTCTTTATCAATATACGGTATAATCTTTCAACTTCCAACCCGCTTGTATACAGCATAAAGTAGTTTCCAGTACTATCTGCGCTTAAAGCAGTGTAAGTAGGATCAAAATCAACAACTATTTCATTTGTTTTTACATCTTGTAAAGCCCAACAAGTTGATTCGTTAAAGTATAGTGGGTTTAAGTACTGAGATGATGTTGAAAATGATCTTGGTGGATATGTTAACCTAACCGCAGTTGTCATTTTATAAACTTCATTCTGTGCAAACTGACCCGGGTTATTAGCTAATGTTACTGTTATTTGATCACTTACAACAAAGCTCGCACTTGCTGGTGGGTAGTAATATGAATCTGCCCATTTAAACTGTAAAGTTGGAGGGTATATTGTATGGGTATCCACTGAGAAAAACTTAAGATCCATGAAAGAAGCTGTATTATTCTCTATGTAATCTGGATGTTTTACGATAACTCCGTAATTTGGAATTGATCCAGTAAACCAACCATTTACAATATCTGTAATATTCATGTTTATGTCCTTATTGGACATATAATCAAAAAACTGACTTCCACTAAAAGTAGTGTTGTAGGTACCTCCTTCGCTATTCCATGCAGAAGAATTATTATAAGGACCTGTGTAAACCCAACTTACTCCGTTTTGAGTAGCCGGTGTTTGTGCATATGTGCCGGTTCCCATAGCCCAAGGCTGTGTTAAAGCATAGGCTTGTAAAGAATATGTTGTATTTAAATTTTGTGCTGATGCTAGATACATTATCAAACTAGCTTCCCAGGCACCACTTATAGATTGAGATGCAAATCCTTTTAGTTTGTCAAGTTCTAAAGGAGAAAACTGCAATACAGATCTTCTTAAGTTATTAGCATTTACATTAAAGTAGGTACTACTTTGTTCTATATCATAATAAATACTACCGCTTTCTTTATCAAAATATGGAGAGTATGATATTGGTTGTGGACCATTAGTAGCACTTGAATCGTATGTATAATACGGAGTTTGAGTAAGAGGCGTCAAGTAGCTCATTCGAGATTGATCCTCTAAGTTATTTCGAACTGACACTTCTAATATAGGGTCTCTGCCAGTATTTTTTTCAGGATACTGAGAGTATAGAGTTGCGTCTGCGGAAGAAAATATTTTATATACTGCCATATTATTACATTGTTACTACGCGTCCTTGAATGTCTATGTCTGGGTACTTAACCTCAAAAATGCTCGGATCTAATGAAGGATAAATTACGCCATTTAATGTTGCTGCTGATATGTCGTAACTATAAGCTGAATAACCTGACGTAGTTCCTGCTATATTATTTATTCTAACTGATTGCACAGACTGTACGCCTTGGATTCCATTTAATAATGTATAAATGTCAGAGAGTATAATTGGCTGATTTACTTGCCAATTATCTCTATTAAAATATCCTTTTAAAGCTATTAAACATTCAGCAAGTACATTTCTAGAAGTGTAGTTAGGTAGTAAAATAATATTAAAGGTTACTTGAATATTAATAACATAAGCCGGCTTTAAATAAATTGTATCAGTCAACATTCTATACTCTTCTAGATAAGTTTGAATATTTTGTAATAAAGCTGGTCCGGGATAACCAAAGGTTCCGTCGACATTATAAGTTAGTAAGTATATTGAAGTCGCTAAAGAATCTCTTTCTCCTGGATTATTTGTAAGATACTGAGCAAATACTGCACTATCTTTAGTTACGTATGCTTTTGCAACTTGACCAAACTTAGGTGGCATACCTAAAATAGTTCCTAAATAATCTTGCTGCGTAACAGCTCTCATTTGAGAAGGAAAAATTGCTAGAGTATTGAATTTAATGTTGTCAGGACTATCACCATCTCCACCTCCCATAGCAGGCTTACTATTATTGGTTGCTACTGTTGATAAAATTGATGCTGCAGTAGCAGGATTTACGTTATTATAAAAAGAGGAGGATATACTACTTATTTGCGTTAATTCATTGGTATTAACATTTGCACTTGCACCACCTCCTATTAAATATTCAACTGTTAGAGTTACATTTGAAGGAGCAACTCCATATGAGTCATTAACTACAAAATTTGTAGGATCAAATGCAGTATTTAAGTTATCAATACCATGTATCGTTCCAATACCAACATTAAAAGGATTTGGAAGTGTACCTGAAACTGCTTGTATACCTGCACCAAATTCTAATTCTAAAGTTGAATTAGTTGTAAATCTTGAAGTGAATCTATTAGGTACCCATTTCTTTTCTAAAATATAAGGTACTTGATTAGCCTCTTGGTATAATTGAGGATAGTTTTGAGCTGTATTTTGTACAGAATCTAGTATGTAATTTTGAGCTAAGTAAGGTACTTCGTACCAACGATTACCATTATTATCATATACGCTTAAAATCTCAATAATATTGTTATCTCTAATAACTTCTATTGGAAATCTTTGAGCTGCACCAAAATTAAAAGTTGTTGTTTTTGTCTGACCTGATATTGCTCTTGTTGTTTTTTGTAATAGGTATGTATTTGGATTACCATTTACAGTTGTGTATACCGATATATTAGTTGGATTTGCAGAAGAAGATAAATTAAAATCTATTTTTTCTGGACAATAAAAGAAATTTGATGCATTAATATTAGAAGATACTTGTAAGCCTTCTGAAATAGTTAAAGCATAGTTAAAATCAGGTGCGTAATCAATACCCGTAGCAGGCACTTGTTGAAATACATCTAAATTAACGATAGCAGCAGATGTTACTTTTGGTCTATAACCAAACATATAAGCCATTGCATATAGATTATTTGTCTGCTTTGCGTACTCTAAAAAGTTTTCTTGAACTTGGTTATCTAAATAAAATGATAATACATCTCCTACATAAGATGCCATCTCAATAAACATAGTACCAGGAGATGACGTAGAAAAGTCATTATAAGATGTTGGATAATAAGCCTTGGCATACTCAATTAAAGAGGCCCTAAAACTACTAAAATCCTTATTTAAATATGTTATGTTTTTATTAGCCATTTATGTTAATTATTATATTATCTGATACACCTGTATTTTTAATAGTGTAGGAAAAGTTAACTGTTAATAAATGTGCTTGGGGGTCTCCTACAATGTCAAATTTTGTAATCACTACATTTGAAAAATACTGATGAATACCAGCTTTAATACTTGTACTTAAAGTATCTAAAGTATCCTGATCCACTTGTTTAAATAATTGAGCTCTAATATTTGCTCCAAAGTTTGGATTAAAAATCCTTTCACGATTATTAGTTAAAAGATAATTAATTATATTATATTTAAGTTGATCTTTAGTAGTATATACAGTTTGAAATACACCAGCTGTACTAAAAGGTAATTGTACACCTATTCCAGTGGAAGGTCTTAAGTCTAATACATTAATATTTTTTAAACCGTATGCCATTAAATTTCGCCGTTTGCTTTCATCTTATTCATTAATGCTGTAAAATCAGGAACTGCATTTATTTCGATTGCATCAAAGTTAGAACTAGGTCTTGAATTTGCAAGCATTCCTCCAACTGATTCCACAATTACAGGTTCTCTTTCTACTGCTGCACCCCCTAAACCTTGATAATCAGCCGGTGTCATAGACATTGCTGTTTCAGCCAAGATGCTGTTTAAAGGATTATCAGGCGACAACTTTGGTGCAATTGGTCTTGCAGGTTGTCTATTTAGAGTTGCTGGTGCAACTGGTGTTGGTTTAACTGACTCCGTAATAGTTTGAGTTCCTCTATTTGCTATGATAGCTTCCTTTAGAATCCCAGCAAGTTCCTCTTGAAATACTGCTTTCACCTCTTCACGGATTAGTTTTCTTAGTAAATCTGTCTGTCCCATATGTTTATAAATATTTTAAATGACTGTTTTTATTATCTTACTTTCTGTAAAGTTGTACTACTACCTGGAGGCGTTGGGTTTGTTGCACCACTAGTACTAGAATTATTATTTACTGAATTGGCTGCTGCAGTTTTTTCTGTATTTATTTGTGATTTTAAATTTGCAGATGAGGCATCTAAAGCAGCTCTGGTCCTAATTCTTAATTTTCTACCACCTTTTAAGTTATTCATAAATGCATTCAAGCCTAATCCACTATTTTCGTTTAAATTATCAGGTGTATCTAATTCACTAACTGGTAAAGCTAAATCACTTTCCGATACGTCATTAGTTTCTAAAAAATTCAAAGATGTGTTTATAATGGCTAAATTTGTTGCATCTGCTATCAAAGATGGATCTTTTGCTAATTTACGTGAGACTAGTAATTGCTGTACTTCAGCTATGATAATGGCTGAATTTGTTGCAAAAGTTAAATCTGATTGAACAACTATAGCGCCGTCTTTATCTAAAGCAATTCCTCTTCTGCGAGGGTGTGTAACGGGAGTTGCTGTTTGTTCTGGTAGTACATTGATTGTAAATCCTTGAAAAATTGACGTGGTTGGGCTTGTTTGTAAGTCGTAATTTACTATATAACTAGCTAATTGATCTTGTAAGCTTATTAAATCAACTTTTGTTTGCTTGAGTTCAGCTATTACTGGAGAATTTCTAACTGCTTCACAGACTTCTAGGTTTGCTAGTAAAATTTCTAATCTCTTAAGTATCTCATTAATACTTGCTATTAAATAGCGTATGAAGCTTACAACTACACCTAATAAAGCATTTATAGCTTTTAAGGCTATAATAAAGCCGTCAGTTTCTTCCTTTGCTGTCTGAGTAGCTTGACTAAAAGCGTTAGAAATACCTACAGTTGTAAATTGGTTAGGTAGGGGTAGTTTTAAAAGAAAAGTTTTTACAAATTTAAAAACCTTAACAAAAAGTAAAATTAACTTAATTATTGTCTGTCCTAATTTAAGGATGCCTTGTATTTGTTTACCTATTAGAATAATAGACCTAATTTGAGAATTTATCTCTTTTAGCTTAGGTATTATTTTCGTTGGATCTAAAAACTTACGTATTTGTTCTATTTGATTTCGAATATCATTAGGTAAAAAAGTTACTGCAGTAGCTATGGCATTAGTAAGATTTAAATTAGTTATAGTAGTGCAAGCTGTTCTTAATAATGCTATTTGCTGCTTTAGTCTTTCTAGCTCTGGACTTGATATATTGGTATAGTTGGTTATGCCGTCTGCTCCTAAAGAAAAATTATCTATTATATTTAAACTATTTCCAATGCCAGGAACTAATTTTAATAATTGTCTATCTTCTGGTGTGAATAAATTTCCAGGACCAGTACCAGCAGTAAACGTATTAGATATTGTTCTTATTAAAAAGTACATATTGTACTTTAATACATCAGTTCCTTGTATATCTGTAGAACCTCCAGTACCTGTAGATTTGGATGCAGCAGCTGCGTTTGGATTTGTAACATCCACACCGCCTTGTTGATTAGCGGCTTGTTGCTGAGTAACAGATCCGTCTACTGGTGGTGCTCCTTGCTCATCAGCCGCTGTTTGTCGTGCTTTTGCTTGTGCCGCTACTTGTGTTTGTTTTCGTGCTTTTTCCTGTGCTGGGGCTTGTGCTTGCCACTGTTCTTGTGTTACATAAGCATTAGTGTTAGGATTAGTAGCGGTAGTATTATTATTGGACTGTTGTGGTGTATTTAAAAAACTACCAGAATAACCAGATCCCGGTGCAATTACATTTGCTGCAAAGTTAGCAAATGAATTTATGAGGGTAGTTTGATGTGCTTCAAAAGTATCTATGTAATGAATAACTAAGGTACACTCATCTTGTAAAGTATAAAAAATAGTTTGTTGAGTTGACCAACTTCCTTTAGGAGGACGTGGTTTCTTTTTTTGATTAATAGGAACTGTTAGATAAGTTAAAACTTCACATAAGTTAACTTCGTTTAAAACATCCAATGCATGAATTACACCTGAGTTTAAAATATTTGCTTTTGAAGGCGTAGTAGTAATAGGAGTTGTTGAGGTATACTGTATTTTACCTGTGTCTTTAGAAAAATTAGCTGATATTATAGGTTGGGTGTTACCGTTACCCCACAAAACCTTATTAAGTCCTACTTGAGCAGTACCTAATGTTTTTGCAGAGTTGTTTACCAACGTTTCTAATCCTTTGCCTAATGTACCAGTAGCCATTATCTAGTGTAGGTATTATTTGATTTGCAAAAATTTTGTAGAGATGCTTTTACGGTTTGAGCGGTACCACTTAGTACCTTAGCTGCTTTGACAATCATAGGCATTGCAGTTTCAGGCTCTTGTGCTGATAATTCTGCCAGTGCACTACTTAGATTTTGTATATCATCACATAAAAAACCTAGCTGCAGTACTGTACTACTACCTAATAAAACAGGCTCACCTCTAAGTTCGGCTTGATAACCTAATTCAATTTTTGGTGAAGCTATAATAGTTTTTTCTTGAGCATCTACTGTAAAAGTAGCAGGCGATGAAATGGATACTCCTTTTTTTCCAAATAAAAATATAAAATCATCATAAGAATGATGAACAACTCTTCCTGATGTTATTATTGCCTGGTTACCTAAATATGGAAAATCTGGTTTAAACATTATTAGCTATTAAGATTTTTTATACGCTCATCTTGCTCGTTTGGAGATAAATTACTAAAGCTAGTTAATTGTTGTTGAATTTCAATTACTGTAGTAATAGTGGTGTCTATTTCAATTCCTAAGCTTGCTAAGCTAAAATTATTATCTATATCGTCGATTATAATTTTCTGTCCATTGGTTAAATAAACAGAAGAGGGATCAGTATTTATATTTTCTATTGTTGGAAACCAAGCTATATTATTTTCCTGCTTTCCTTGACCATTTCTTATAATTGTAATTGGGCTTCCAGCTGTTCCAGTAGTAGACCAATAATTTTGATCAGGCTCAAGGCTAGTAGATCCTAATCTTATAGAGCTACCCCACCTACCTTCTAATGTAACATCTCCTGTAAATTGCTTTAAAGTTTTAATATCTGACTTTTCAGCAAAATTTGGACCTAAAGGAAATACTAAAGAACTGGTAGTGGTTAAGTTTATTGGTTGATTTGTGGTTGAAGTTTGGTTGTAACTTTTTACAGTTTCGTTTACGTAAGTTTCATAATCTCTTAAGTCTGGTAAAGCATTGTGATTTGCAGCATCCCATAAATTAAAAGGAGGTAGATAATAGTAATCTGCACTATCTCTACTAATATTCATTGCTGTACTAGGTCCTCTTAAAAGTAATACGAATTCACCTTCTACGGGAATATTTTTTAATGCGGAAAAAACTGGTTTTGCAGGAGGGTTTCCTCTATCTTGAGAAGTTCCAACTTGGTTGCCATCTATTAATTGATAGGTTATAGTGCCTAAATCGGTAGGATTGGTGTAATAAGGGTCTGGTATATCTGTACCTACATAGTATGGTCCTTGTACAACATGAGCTACTCTAGCTAAAAGATATACATCAGAGCCTCCATGACCTCGACCTAAGTCGGAGCTTATATTATTTACAAAAGATGGATTTACTCCCATGCTTAAATACTATTAGGTAATTGTTTTACATCACTATCAACTAATGGAGTAGTACTTTTTTGGATGTCTGTAAACAGTAATTCTAAATCTTTATCACTAAACATGCTATTTTCAGTAGCAGTAGCAACTGCTCCTTTTTGCATAATCTGAGCTAGTTTAACTAAAGCTTCATCATTTTTAATGTCAGAATCGAGGTATCCCTTAATTAAAGGGACAATCATAGTCGCATCACCAGGCTCTTCTACCATATCA